TTCCTCTTTTGAAATTATCTAATCGTTTAAGTGCCGGTTCAAATAATTTCATTATCTTACCTCGTAAGGCCTTTAAATCAAATGATTTGAAAAATGCCCTTAACCCTCGTAATACAGCAGGACCAAAACCAAATGTAGCAAGTCGCATAACACCTCTAAAGAACCTTGCCATAGTTCTTAATGATTTTAATTGTTGTGGTAATCTTAATATCTCATCAACATTTAACATTTTGGCAACACCAGCCAATGCAGCTAATATAGCTAACATACCTGGTTTAAAACCACCTGTTGCTTGTTCTTTTGTAGGCATAGGTATTGTGGCAGTTTCAGCCGCCTTTTGTAATTCTTTTTCACGCTCTCTAGCGGCGTCCATTTCTCTTCTAAACTTCTCTTTATCCCATGCCAAAGTTTCAGCAAGAGTTGTTGCCATACCTACGATTGCTTTATATGTGTCTTTTGTTGTTTCTTTTACACTATCTAAAATGGAAACTTGTTCCATATCGGCGGGTGACGATACTGCACCTGCACCACCTTTTAGTGCTGAACCAACAGCCATTTGAGCGGACTGAATAGCCGCTATCATTGAACCTTTTGTTGTACCGTTTTCTGCCATGTTACTTGTCTATCTTCTTACTTGAACCTGTGTATAGACCAAACCAAGCTGCACCAGCACCAACTACGATACTGACCAACCCACTTTGTTCCATTGTTGGATTAGGAATATTCATATACCAAATCACTACTTTATACAATAGGTAAATATATGTTGTAATGAATACTCTTGGAAATATTCTCCAACTATCTACTGCTCTTGCTAAGTGTATTAATTTGGCGTATGGATTAGGACCAAGGTCTTTAACAGATGTATCAACCTCTAGTTCTACATTTACCTTTTTAGATACCTCAGTTTTATCACTAGGCACTACTATTTTATCTTCCACGATTTTGCCTCTCTCTTTGCTTTTCGTTTTCTTCTTTTATATGTTGCACCAAGAGGTTAACATATATCTCCCTCTCCCACGGCAACATATTCTCTAATTCACTTAAAGAATATTTATGATGTTGCATTAACGCAAAATTAACCTGGAAATAGTTTTCTAGGTTGTCGTGTGAGAGGGCGATACGAAAAAATCGGCAAGCCCCTGTAACATCATTTTACTCTTTACTTTAGTCTTAGGGTTTTCTACTTCTATCTCTTGTTGTAACTTCGGCATAGTTTGAAAGAATTTCTGTACTTTCTCAAAATGCGCTGAAGATAAACTTTCGATAAATGCGTTTAACTCTTCTTTTTTATAGTCTTTTGCATTATGTACTGTTTCACCATCATAAATCTGGTAAATTGAAGCTGCAATCATATCAAACATTTGTTCTGTTTTTAAATCATTAGCATCAACATCAGCATCAATACTATCAATTGTTGGATATTTCATAATCATTTTAACTTTATCGTTAATCTGAATTTCGTTTGTGTGTGCCTCATCAACTTGCACCTCAACCTTTGAAAGGTCAACTTCTACATTTGCGTAAGTTTCGTTGTCGTCTGGACATCTAACTTTTAATTTTGCAACCTCACCAACTGACTTAGACCTGATTTGTAAAAATACATATTCTAAATCAAATACTGGTAATGCTGAAACATTGACAGCGCCAAATGTACAGGCATCTACAATGCTTTTTAATGCGTTTGTGATTTGTTTGCTCTCTTGTGATTCCAAGGCCATCAATAGTAACTTCTCTTCTTTTACAAGAAAAGGTCTATATGACACTTTCATATCTTGTGAGGGCAATGTCAACTCATACTTCGCTGTTTCTAATATAGGTAATGACATAATATCTCCTTGTTATATTATAAAAATGGTGGAAATACTCTTCCACCTGTCGCTCTACCAATCGGTATGCTTCGTTTAACCTGGTTGAGTACATCTCTACCAGCTCTTTTCAGTTCTGGTGGTAATTTATCTAATATGCCACCAAATAGTCCGAAATCTTTAGACGCTTTAATTGTAGGTACATCACCAAATGATTTACCTATTGTTGCGTCTGCTAATTCACCAGATGTTAAGTTATACCAACTTCTAAAATTAAATGTAACTGGTATACTGACACCTTGGTCGTTTGCACCATAAGAATACTCCATAGACCCCATTGTTGATGGATAAACTTCATATAATCTTACTGCATAAGTTACTCTATCTCTATCATCATTACTTTCAAAGGCACCTAGTTGTAAAATGTCAACTGTACCAACATAATCATCATAGAAATTCATATTGTGTGTGCCTAAGTCATAAATTAACTTTTGCCACTCTTCAAAGAAAACTCTTTGTCTTAAAAACTTGTCGCCATAAAAAGTCATTTCAATATTACCTGGAAAACTATAAGAGTATGGCATCTCTCTAGCAGGACCATATAACTGAACAGCTGTAGTATTAATATCTCTACTAGGCATAGTCACCTTGTTACACATCATACCAACATTTCTTTTCATATCCATTTGATTGTATTGTTGAAATCTTTGATTTGATGGCGGACCGTATGGTTGATTTACTTGTCCTACATCACCTAATTTATATTTTTCAGGTGGATTAAATACAACCAAAAATCTATTTGGTCTTGCAAGGCCTTCACCTTGGTTTATGTTTGCAATAAATCTGTTAATAGTGGATTCTCTACCACCGCCTGGTGCTCTTTTTAACCTAGGGTCACCTTCTACATTGTCTAACGACCTATCTCTTGGAAAACCGATACGAATATCATAGTTACCAATTCGTCTACCACCTCTTAAAATTGCCATTAGATAATTCTCCTTGCAGCTGCAAATACTCTACCAAGTGTTGAACCTTGGAAGTCGGCAACTGGTAAATAACATGCGATAGCCATTTCATCAACATCAATTCTTCTAAAATTTGACCTGACTTGTCGCCACAAATATTTTTTAACTGCCGGTTTTATAATACTTTGTCCTTTTAAACTACTATAACCAACTTGTAACTTTGTACTACTATCAAACTTGTCATTACTTGCGAAAGTTTGTAATTGTTCTAATAATTTAAATCTTACACCATAAGGCAAATAATGAAAATTAAGACCAACAAAACCACCTCTAAATGTATCTACAGGTAATACCAAAGGGAAAGCGTCCCAATATGGTAACTTCGCTTTAGTCTTTGCATCATACACAAACATATTCATACGGCCTGCACTAGGTCTGCCGTTTATTTTACCTTCACGCAATAATCTAGTTTGTGATGCTCTATCAGTAATCAAAGAGGCTGCATTTCTGTACCATCTAGCAGACTTTAATTGATTACCTTGTAAATCTTTTAAGGGGTCGAATATATTTGCCATACTACTATTTATATGATTTTTAAAGGCTCCAATAAAAAAGGGCACCCTTTCGGATGCCCTTTCAAAGTATTAAGATGTAATTGAGAGAGAGATACTAGTCTTCGTCTGCCAATTTACTGAAATATGATAAAGTATCATCTTCATCATTATCTAGTTCACTTTCAGGTAAATTAACATTACTTGACATAGCAGATACATCTTCACTTTTCACTGATTTCGCTGCCGTTGGTGGGAGGTCTACTTGGTCAGCAGTTACAGTGCTTTGTGAACCCGTAATTACCCTATTCAGTTTCTCTTTGAGTTCATCATAGGTCTTAAAATTACTAGGGTCGACAAATTGTTTTAGAGAATGTTGTTGTCCCCAAATTGCTTTAATTTGGTCATCACTTTCTTTAATCTGTGATACACTCTCAAATTCAGATTTATCATAGTTCCAATAGCCATCAACTTTTCTTAGTTTCAACTTAAAGTTGGCACCTTTCCAAAAGTCAAATGGATTGATTGGTGTTTCATCTTCAAAAGCCGGTTGCATCGCTTCCGTAATCTTGTCAAAGATTTTTTTACCAAACTTGTACAAGAACACCTTACCCTCATTCTGAGGATTTTTTGGGTCAGATACAACATAGATGTTAGAATAATAGGAAAGTTTTCTCTTTCTTTTTCTAGCAATCTCTTTATCACTATCAAGGCCTGTATTCCAAAGTCTAGTATTTTCTTCAGATACGGGGTCTTTCTGATTAAGTGTTGTCAAAGAGTTCTCAATATACCAACCACCTTTGTCTTGGAAGGCGTGAGACCATACTCTTTGCCATGGCATATCTTCGCCATTGGATGCTGGCAAGAAACGAATAACGGCATAACCGTTACCACTCTTGTCCATCTCAGGTTTCCAAAACCTGTCATCCTGATATTTGTTTTTGTTTGCTTGGTCTTCTGGAGCTAGTTTAGTTTCCAGAGCTTTTGTGATAGCGTCAAAATTACTTTGACTTTGTTTTAGACTTTCAAAATCCATATTTTTCTCCTTTGTATGTTTTCGTATTCGTTGTCTTCGTGTGGCCTGTATAATCGGCCTCAATATTATTTATACAAGTTTTAGCGTTCTCGGTGGGATTTATTGGTTTACCCACAAGCTTTCGGGAAGCGTCCAATCTAATGTTTAGATGGTCCGTACTCACAACCAAATAGAGTGTCTTCAGCCATTCGGCCATAACCCTCTCTACCTGTGCCTTACACCCGCTTAAGCGTTGTTCAGCCACAAGAAGAAATACACTTGCAAATATATTTCTGTTACGCATATTACTATAATATAACAATTATAGCAAAATGTCAAGCGTGGAATAATCAATATACTCCACATTTGGCAATTTTTTATTGTTCTCCCATTCTACTATAGGAGAGTTAACGGCATCTCTACCGTCATTAAACTGGTTTACCTTATAGAATTTGACCTCTGGAAACCACTGAAATAGGGTATACCATTGTCTAATCCAATTCACACAAGGTGTTGGTGCATTTTGTTGTGCTGTATAATTTTTAGTTGACTTATACATATTGTTAATAAATTTTGTAGAAGAATATAAATCGTGGCCAATTAAAAATATCTCTTTTGGTCTTTCTCTTTTTACTGCAACATAACCTGAAGTTGGACCACAGGACCAACCGTGGTCTTTTGGTGTTTTCTTATCACCAAACTCATTCACCATAATATCCATTAGTGATGTTGACATATCTGGTTTTTTAATCCAAGATACTTTGATAGTTGAGTTGTTTACATTCTTTTTATACTTCTCACCATTTCTTTTAATCATCTCAACAATGCCCTTTAAATTGGCACCGTGCATTACAAATTGGTCGCTGTCACCTCTTTCATTTGATACAAGTATATCATCTAAATGTTCTTTGGCCTCAACCTCACTCATACCACCATTTACCATAGTTTCATAATGCATTGCTGGTACTTTTGTCCAATCTCTAAAGAAACAAGGTATTTTCTGTGCCACACCAGCGTGATAGATTTCGTGCATCATACCGTGGTCAACTGAACATAATACATCTGG